TATCGCGGCAGATGTCCCCCACTGCTCTGTAGGGACCTCGCTATTGAGTAGTTCGTTGAGGCTTTTGCTCAAAGACGCTGCAAACGACTTCACCTGCCCCGCATGGAAAGCCGCATTCCTTGTCAAATCGAACTGAGTAGTCTGGATCGCTTCGAAACTCATACCAACCTCCTTTTGAATGAGGTTCGAGTATGCCCGGGCACCTAAGGCAGCGTCTCCCCACCAAGGTCTATGTAAGCGCCCGGGTAACCAAGATGTGCGTTCGTGGTGGGCAGCCAGAACTATGGGCTGTACTCATATGCGGCACACCTACCCTTCCCCGCCGTCCAGCAGCACATCAATCAGCTTTTGCTCACCCAGGCGCATAGCACCCAGGCATTGCAGGTCGTCGCACTTAGGGCCCAGCCCAAATACCGTGACCTCGCCCTTCGCGCCGATCAGGGTCAGGGCGCCTACAGTGCATTCCGGGTGAACACCAGCATCAAGGTCTTCGGCGATCTTTCGCAAGGTCTTGGCGGCGTCTCTCCATCCCTCGCGCTTGAAATCAATCAGCTTGGCGGTCATTTGCTCACCATGATGTGAGTCTGTACGTGGGCGTGCCCGTGGAGCTCGGCGACGATCAGCCCCTGAGGCATCCCGGCTGCCCGAGCAGCATCTACCGCCTTGGCGATCGCGCTATCCAAGTCGGTCAGGGCCTTGTTGATGTCCTGGCTCATCGGGACAGCGTGGCGAAGGCGGGTCACGTTGGTCATGCGCCCTCCAGCGGAACCACGGTGATATCTCCCCGCACAGAGCTGTAGTCGATGTGCATGCCGTCTGTGCAGCGCAGCGGCATGTCCGCAACCACAGCGATACCCGCCTTGGTGTCGCAGTAAGTCACGCAGTCAATACGCTTACCGTCAAGGAAGACTTCACGCTGCCCACGACCATCGTCGGCCCAATGAACGTGCTCGCCTGATTGATCAGCCATAACTTTCTCCAGTGTCGCGACACAATTTGCTGATACGCGAAACGTGTCGCGCCTTACCGCTTCTTCTCGCAGCCCATGCAGTGCTCACAATTCAGGTGTCGACAGATCCAGGCCTTGACCCGCTGCCAATACGTGACCATGAACAGGTGGCGGATGCCGGCCAGGGCCAGGGCGATGTGCAGCGTCAGCCCGGCAGTGGTCGGGCCAAATAGGAAACTGTCGTGCCGGGTGGTGACCACGTAGGCGCTGATGGCGATCGTCGAGTAGATCAGCTTCCCGAGGATGCCGTCCCTCACCTTCCCGCTTACCACGCACCAGAACGCCCACAAGGCAATCATGCCGCAGGCTATGGAGTTGATCAGTTCAAGATTCATGGTGGATTGCCTCCCCCGAACCGCTGACGGATAAGCGCCCAGAGGTCAGCGGCTTTGATAGCTCGGTTGATTGCTGCCAGAAGTGAGCCGCCGAACGTACCCAACAGAAAGCCGATGCCAGCAACGATGCTCGGCTCGGTGACCTTCAGGTAGGCGCTCACCATACCGGTCAAGTACAAGGAGCAGGCCACCCCCGTCACGAGAAAGATGCCCCAGGCGCGCCAGTCGATGAGGTCGTCCTTATGCCACCAACTGGCAACGATGGCCCCAATGAGGCCCGCGATAACCCACTCGATCTTGTCGAGCAGGCGGTGCAATAGATCCATGCGCTCGACTCCGACTGTGCATGATGGAAGAAAAGAGGCCTGCATCGGCCCGGGGCATTGCCCAAAAGAAATAACACAAAATTGCTGTATTAAAACAAAAATGTTGTAGAGTGGACTCATCCAAACAACGAGGCGAGGTGATGAAGTTCAGCGAGTTCAGACGATGGTTGAAGGCCCAAAGGGTGACCTTCGAAGCAGGCAAAGGAAGCCACTTCAAAATCACCGCCCCAAACGGCAACAAGACAACGTTCGCGGATCACGGCTCCAAGGAAATGCCAGAACCGACCCGCAAGGCGATCATTAAACAGCTGGGGCTCTAAGGCCCCCCTTCGCCATTCTGAATCCTGAACGATCACCCCAGGGAGAGACCATGTACGACTTTGCAATTCGATTTGAACAGGACGAAACCGGTGTGGCCGTCTTCTGCCGGGACTTGCCCGAACTGAACAGCTTTGGCGATGACATCGAGCACGCGATCCGTGAAGCAATGGACGCTCTAGATACAACCCTGTCGCTGTATGTCGATCAGCGCCGGGCTATTCCTTCCGCCTCCGAACCCCAGGAAGGTGAACATGTCGTTCAATTGCCAGCCGTGACCGTGGCGAAGATCGCGCTCTGGAACGCCATGGTGGAGCGGAATATGCGCAAGGCCGATCTGTGCCGGTTGCTGGATATTCATCAGGCCCAAGGCGATCGCCTGGTGGACTTCCTTCACACCTCCAAGATGGAGGCCCTGGAAAACGCCTTGGCAGCTCTCGGCAAACGCCTCCTTGTCTCGCCTGCGTCGTATACCAGGTACGAAGTCTTCTACATTCATTGCGGCGAGTTGAAGACGCTTAAAGCTAATTACAACGACAATACTGACGCGTGGTCCGTGCTCTTGGCTGGCCTTAAATTGAAACTGCCAAAGGACCTAGAGTCGCCATCGCCAGAACAGGTTTGCCGAAATAGCGGTATTTCTCACGCGCTGTTGAGAGCATCGTGAATCCCTGAATAGGTGCGCAGTCTTTCCCGCTGTCTGCCATAGACCATCACAGCGTCGACGCCCCAATGCCTCGATCTCGCTGTTCCTGTCTCGCGCCACTCTGGAAGTCAGGTGTGAACAGAGGGCATGGGCTGCCGGTGTTCTTCTGTAACGCGTGACACCCCGGCTATACCGCGTCCAGGCCCCGCCCGAAGGCCCACCCTGGCTATGGCTTAACGCCTACATCAAAACTGGTGCTGCCTGATGGAATCGAACCACATAGCACTCGGCGCAGGATTTACAGTCCCGTGTGCGTCCCAGCGCACATTCAGTCAGCGTAATTTGGCGGAAGGCGGAGGAGTCGAACCCCTACCGTTTCCAGTAGCCCCGGGTTCAAACCGGATTGCCCACCACTGGGCGCCACCCTCCAGAAAAGAAAAGCCCCGCTAAATGACGGGGCTTTGCACAGGCAAAACAGAAATTACTGTCGAAGGGAATCAAGCAAATCGTAGCCAGACCAAGTCAGTTGAACACTTGCCGCGTCAAGCATCGACGCTTCTTTCTTGATCAGAAAACCGCCTTTTACCAGGAGATCCAGATGATGGATCATCTCAACTGTCCACACACCGTGCCTTCCAGGAACGACACTTCGCAGGTGAGTGATATCCATTCCCTCCGCATCCGCATGTTCTTCTACGGACTGCAAAATTACCAAGGCCAAAACTTTGTCGCGCTTCATCTTGATGCTCCACATGGTTGAGCATTCGCTATATCCCAGTTCCGAGCATCTTGGAAAGTGGCATTGCTGAACCATCGCGCATAAAAAAGCCCGACTCACTGGCCGGGCTTTCTTTTGTCTGGTTGTCATCCTATGATGCACCAAACCGCAGGTTCGAAATCTACGCGGTCACTCGGCCACAGTCAAGCGGCAAGTTGATGCAATAGGCCAAGCTCCTCCAGCAGCACTTCAACGGACAGGTGAGCCGCGCTCACCTGGTCGTCGAGCCAGCGCTTGGTGATCGAGCGCCAGCGCCTCAGCGTCCTGTCGGGCGTGCCGTCAGCATCCCAGGTGTGCAACACGTAGAATGAGGCCGGCAACCCATTCCGCCGCTCCGGGACCATCCACGCCATGACGCATTTGGTCTTGAACAGCTGATGGGCCGGGCTGACAACCCTGTGCGTGAGGAAAGCAGCCGCGGCCCTCACCTCGTTCTGGCTGATCGAGTACTTGCCCACCAGGGCCTGCCACTGGATCTCCGGCAACGCTCGCTTGATCGCCGCCCGGGTCATCGAATCCTGGGTCAGCCTTTCCTCTGGTGATAGATCGTCGCTCACCAACTGGCCGGGGAGCTCGTCATCAAAGCTTGCCTTGTAATGGCGCTGCCATGCGGCCTTCTTGGTGCCGTCGTGGATCTCGATCGACATCACCCGGCTGATGCAGTGCGCAGCATCGCGGTAGATGGTCATCAGGCAGCCCTCCGGATTCGGCGGGGCGGCGGGTTGTCGTCCAGGCCCAGCAGGTTGCGCAGCAGCTTGTCGGCCGCCGGGCTCTTACTGTTATTCTCCAGCACCCAGCATTTGCAGTAGTCGCCAAACTCAATATCGGTCCGGAGCGAGTGCCAGCTGGCGACCATGTCCAAAAGGTCCGACAAAGCTGCAGGCCCGCCGATCTTCTCCTGAGCCAGGCTCGCACCGGCGATCTTCAAAAACTTGCGCTCATGCTCGAGCAGACTTTTGCGCGGCAGTGCCGCTCTGACGTTACTCATGGTTTGCTCTCCCCTTGATGCGTCCAGCGAAGGGGCGATTTGCTTCGACCTCCTCCTGCGTTGGCTCGCGGCCTGCAAAGTTGACGAACCGGGCGAACTGACCCTGCTGCTGGACCAAACAGGAGCCGACGGGCGCGTGCCTGCACTTGGGCATCAGCAGTTCAGTGACGCCGTTCTGGCCTTCTTCCGAATCCATGTCGCGATGGACCAGGATGATGCAATGGGCATCCGCTTCAATCTGGCCCGAGTCACGAAGGTCTGACGCGATCGGCTTTTTCCCGGGACGTTTGGTTGAGTCTCGGTTGAGCTGCGCCAGCAGAATGACTGGGACTTCGAGTTCTTTCGCGATGTTTACGATTCCAGTCGAAATCTTCCCGAGCTCCGAAGCGCGGTTAAAGGCCTTGCCGTCAGATCCAATCAACCCGATGTAGTCGATGACTACTACGTCCAGGCCGTGAGCCCTTTTGACCTGTCGAGCAATACTGCGAATCCGCGCCACCGTCAGACCCGATCGATCGCAGACGAATAGCGGTGCGTTATTGATTCGATTGACCGCTGAAGTCAGCCGTGGCCAGTCCTCATCCTTCAAACTGCCATCGTCTAGGCGTTTGAGATCCACTCCACCCAGCGAGGCAAGCGCGCGGTTACCCAATTCCTCCTCGGGCATCTCCAGCGAAAACACCATCCCTACCCCGGTGCCACTGCACGCAATGTGCTGGGCGATCTGTAGGCCCAGTGTGGTCTTACCGCTGCCAGGAAGGCCGGCAACGATCGTCACGGTCTTCTTGCGCAGCCCCCTGATCAATTTGTCCAGGTCGACCAGGCCGGTGGACAAGCCCGACTGCACTGCGCCGTTAAACTTTGCGTCGATGACGTCAATGTTTTTAGCGACTACCGCATCCATCCGCTTGTAATCGGGCTCACCGGTTTGCAGGTCGCGAAGATCCGCCATCGCCTGTTGCGCTTCGGCGATGATCTCAGCGACCGGTCGATTCACACAGGCTGATTCACGCACCGCATCAGCAGAGGCCACCAGGCGGCGCAAGACCGCCCGCTCAGTAACAACCTTGGCGTAGGCCTCCCAGTTGGCGGTACTGGGCGTGTTCGCTGCCAACTCCCCTGCGTAGGCCATGGTCCGCGTTTGGCTGGGCAGATAGGGCCGGAAGTCGCCCAGCGTCACAGGGTCGATTGGGCCGCCGCCTGCGTGGCAATCCACTATGGTCTGAAACAAGGCGGCATTTTCAGGATCATGGAAGTCCGCCGGCGTGACACGACCGGTGATGGGATCGATCAGGTCGCCATTCAGCATCAACGCGCCCAGCAGTGCCTGTTCGGCCTCATCGCTGTACAACTCGCGATAGTCGTTCATACGGCACCTCTCGCCGAGGCCCAACCGAACCCAACAGCCTGGCCTCCGCCCTCACGAAGTCGATCCAGCGCCCGATCTCCGATGTACCGCCCCAGGTCCGCTGCCGCCAGATTCGATACCACCACGGTAGGCAAAACGAGCTGGTATCGTCGATCAATTACCTCGTGGAGCACACCCAGTTCGTAGGCGGTCCCGGCCTGGGCCCCGACCTCATCGACGACCAGCAAATCGAAACTGGCAAGCTCGCTCAAAACATCCCTGTCGGTGTATTTAGCACCACGATCCATAGCACCCTTGAACACCCGGATTATCTCGGCTGCAGATACGATCACGGCCTGGGCCCGGTGTTCTCGAATCACAGCTTGGACTATCGCGCAGGCCAGATGAGTTTTCCCATTCCCCACATTTCCCGAGAGAATCAGCGAGCGGCCGACCTCGTAGTTCTCTTTGAACCGATGAACATAGTCCTCGCAAAGTTTGAGAGCTTTCGCCATGCCGGCCACGCCGCCGGAGGTTCTGTAATTGCCAAAGGTGCAGTTGCTGAACCGCGGCGTGATTCCTGAACCTACGAGCAGTTTGTTCAGCTCCTCTGCCTTTTTTCGATTGCGTGCCTGGATATGTTCCTTGCTCTCGGCTGCCGCGATGTTCAACGCCTCCCAGTGGCAATTCTTGCATCCACGCGCAAGCATGGAGCCATCGAACTGTTCGGTCTCTGAACTGCTGACTTGGCCATGCTTCGAGCATTCGATGTCGAAGAAGCGGACACGTGGCTGCGGGCAGAAATTAGAAGTTCGAGCCATGTGCTACCTCCGGGTATTCGAGGGTGTGGTTCGGCAGGCCGGTGTAGGCCGATTGCTTGGAGGGTATGGCTGGTTTCAACTCGTCCAGGTAACGTTTCTTATTCAGCCAGGTCGATGCCATCGGGACGTACTGCCCTTCATCTTTGGTCCAGTCTCGAGAGGCTCTGTGCTGTGCAAGAGCGATCATCAGGACATGGCGCAGATTTGCGTCAGGATTGAGCTTCTTCCACGCTGCTGCAGCTTCCTGCTTACCCTTTCCGTTCGGGTAGAGTTTCCAGAACTGTTCGAAACCCTCCAGAGGGTCCACCTTGCACGAAGGTTTTTCAGTCCTTGCTGCTTCACTCAGTCCTTGCTTACCTTCAATACTTACTAGTGTCGGATTTGCCGTATACGGCTGGGCCGTTTCCGGTGAGTCCGTATGCGGTTGAGCCGGAAGCGGTGATTCCGAAACCAAATAGTGGATCTCGCCAAGCACGCCGGCGCCGGAGCGATCTTGGCTGCGGTGTACATAACCGGCGCTGATCAGCTCGTGGAGAAGTCCATACACACCGTCCCGACCAGTCGGCTTTGATGACTTGGCCGTTTCCCCGCGTAGATGTGCCACGGAAATTTCCCAGTGATCAGGCTTGCCCAACAAGAAAACCAGCAACCCGCGGGCCGCCCAGCTAAGCCGGGCGTCCTCGCTGATTCCTTTGTTGAGTAGATAGAAATTCCCCTCAGGACGAGGGGCGCGGATGATACTCATAGCTCAAGCTCCCCGGTCACGCGACGGACGAAATCGTCGTAACCCTCAGCCATGATCAGGCCTTGGTTCTCAAGCGCTTCACGGTACGCTTTGGCGCTGCCATACAGCACCCAGCGCTCTCGCTCGGGAAGGGATCTGAACGACACATAGCTGGGCCATGGACCGGCTATCAACGATGCCGGCCCTTTTTCAGCAGATGATGGTTTCGGTTGTGTATTCATTGCAGGGTCTCCCCTGCGGGGAACTGTTCGACTTCAGGGCACAACACCAGAGCCTCTAGCCGCCGCTGCAGCACGGCTTGGCGGAGTGTGTCCGCATCCATCCCTGTGAGGCGGCGCACCAACACGCGGAGAGCCATGCAGGCGTGGGCCACTTCAAACTTGG